CGAGAAGAAATCCATATGATGAACTTTAAGTGTAGCTGCTTGTATAGCTACTCTTGTTCTCGCCTCAAGATCAGGCCGTCCTGTGAGATCATAGACAGCAGATTGTAGTTCAGAAAGATTCATCCTGTTGCCTTAGGAAGATTTTTAAGTATTGCTAAAATCTTAGGATCTACCTTCGCCTTAGTTATTCCTGACAACTCTGCAACAGTAGCTGAGGAAGCAATTCCTCCTAGTTGTGCAGATGCAGGATTAGGAGTAAATCCCATATCTCTCATGAGTTCTTGTCTTACTTCTTCCCGAATCCTATCACGTTCAGCAAGAGTTTTACCTTCTACCGTATCATCTACATACTTCATCTTAGGATCAATGAAAATATGAGGATGACCTTTAGAAATTTCATACTCTAGTTCAGCAATATCTTCTGGATTATTCGTAATATGAATCCCGTTAGGAAAAGTAATGCATTTACCTTTACGAGTAACAAACTGAATATCAAAGAAAGTACATTTGAAGAGACGAAACTTATGCTGATCTTTTAGTTCTGGTTCTTGAGAAGCTTTAGCAGCATTGATAGCAATAGCAGCTTTTGCAAGAGCAGCTTCTTTCTGTGCTTGAGTTCGTTGATCCGCCATAATTTCAGCAGCTACAGAATCAATAGTTGGATCATTCATTTTGTTCCCCGAGGACGTGAATAGGATTTACCAGCATTTCGTAGTGCAATTGCTACTGCTTGTTTCTGAGGCTTTCCATGCGACATTTCTTTCTTAATATTCTGAGAAATTATTTTCTGTGAACTACCTTTACGAAGTGGCATTAGTATCTCCCGAAAGAAAAACCCAGTTCTTTATACTCACAGGAACTGGAAAGACTGTGCTCTCGGGGGAGTATTAACCCGCTGCAGGTGCAGTCAGACTATACACCACTGAGTTAGCTGGAGGATTTTTTACAACACAAGTTACTTCAGTTGTAAGAGTACCACCAACAGCATCAATGCCATTATCTTCAGCGTCTCCATCGCTACTCATATTAAACTCTTTATTTTGAGTCTTTCTATCTCCTAGATACGCAACACGGAAAGTAGAAAGATCAACAGCAATGGCCATTTTCTGCCAATCTACATTGCTATTGAATAGCGGATGTTCAATCATACGGAACGTTCCACGGGAGGTTTTGAATGTGGAGAATTGAAGTCCCCACGAAGTCTGACCATCGACCATGTAATAAGTACCGTTGAGACGTCCAATACCATTTAGTACTCGTCTTGCAGTACCGCCTACGAATAGAACTCGTTCGTTAGCAATCTTAGGATCTGTAGCTTGATTGAAGACAGGATCCAAGAACCCTTCTAGTTGCGTAAAGTTAGTAGTACCACCAGCAGTGAAAACATTAACCGCTGACATATACGTTGGATAGTATCCAATCGTACCTACCATATTAATGAGACCATCCATTGTACGGAATGGTTGCCCATTACGAGTACCAGATGATTTCTGTCCAAAGAACAGAGCTTTTTCAATATCAGCAGCATGGAAAGCTGCACAATCTTGCCTAGACTCTGCTACATTGGTATCACCAGCAATCATCATAGTCTGCCTGATGGTATCGGTGATAGCCCAAGTGTTACGGAAAATCTGAGTCAGGTTCGTAATCTTCACTGGATTGATATTCAGTGCTGATGGACGAAGTGAACCTTCCTCAAAAGCATTTCCAACTTGGTAAGCGTAAATATTAGCGGCAATTGCAGCAGCTGCTACAGTACCAACAGCACGAGTCACTGCAATCTGCGTAGATGAGATAACTGAATTAATAATGACATTCTCACCAGTTGAAGCTACACGCAGAATCATACCAGGTAGCAGATTAGCTGTGGAGACAACCGTGAAAGTCGTATCAGTATCAGCTTGTCCTGCAGCAGTGACACGAAACTGAGGAAATAGCATAGTTTTAGTAAAGAAACCATGTTCAGTTTGTACAGCAGTTTCTGATGCAAGCATCGAAGTAAGACCAAATAGCATAGCTGAACCATTTGGCATCAATCGAGTGATCATTCCTGCAAATGATTTCTTTGCAAGATCAGCAGTCAGTTGAGAGGTATTGAAAATTCCGATGGTCATTAGATTCTCCTATTACAGACCGTGTGCAGTCATTGTGGTTGCACTGGTCTTAGTGAACAAGAACCAGCTATGAGAAGCATTGACTGTAGCGGTACCTGCAACAGTAACGTCAGTTCCTCCTGCAATAGTAAGAACTTGTGCAGAGGCATTACTGATAAGGAATAAAAAACTATCCCCAACATCCATAGTAGGATTAGCAGCTAGAATTGCCGCTGCTGTTGCTGTAGTGTCAGTACGACCCGCACCAAGACCACTTCTTAAATAGATACCAGCTTGAATAGCTGCAACTGGAATTGTTTGTGCAGAGTCAGCTGCATTTGAATAAGTAGCTGGATTATTAAGACCATCTCCGGGACGAGCAGGACGCGCTGTTCCCTCAGCACCAAATACTAGTGGGCGGACAAACATTGTAAATCTCCTTTAGGATTCAAGAAAAAGACTCCAATCGGTTTCTTTTCCTTTGCGCTTATCTTGCTGTACTAAGTCCTTAGGAGGATTTACAGCTGTCGCAAAAGCAGAAACAAAATCCTGAGCCATACTTGCAAGTTCTTTAGCTGGTGCATCAGGATGCTGTTTTGCAAGTTTTTCTTGCACTGCTGCCAAGATTGGTGCAATTGCTGGATGGTTCAAGGCAGGATTTGCATCTGTAAGAGTGCCATGAACTTCCATCTGTCTAATAAGGTGTGGAATTACCACATTCTGAAACTTCTCACTTTGTTTCTCTAGTGCGTGCTCAACAAGCTTTGCAGAAACTAAAGTAGCTTGAGCATAACCACTTTGTGCTACATTATTAATAATTTCTAGTGCAGCTTTAACACCTTCTTCTCCTCCTTTAGCCATTTCCGCTAATTTTTCTGGAGGAATTGAATTTACGAAACTAGTTTTAGCTGCCTGTTCTGTAAGTTTAGTAGGATCAATATTGAAAAGAGGAAGTTCTGCTCCGTCCTTTTCATCTATTTTGAATACATCAGAGAATTTATCGAGCGGGGATTCTGAAGCTTTTTTAGCAGCAGCTTCCTCAGCAACTTTCTTAGCAGCATCTTCTTCAACTGCTTTCTTTTCCTGTGCCTGCGCCTGTTGTGCTCCAGAAAGTGGATCGGGAGCCTTAGCACTACGAAACATATCCATGATACTCATTTTCTATTCCTTTCCGAGAGGAGTGTTTACTACAATAAGTTCAGCCATATGACTATCTATGAGAAACTGAGCAAAATCAATTTGCCCTTTTAAATATGCATGTTCAAGTGCAACTTCTCCAACACGTTCTAAACTCATTACCATATTAGATTGCTTAATTGCTGCTTGTGCTTGTAAATTTTGAATTCTTTTAAGCGAAAGATCAGACAGAAGTGATCCTTCCTTTTCTTCATGTGCCGAGAGAATCCAAGAATTAAACCTGTTGATTTGTAGCGTTGCCATTTGGATTAGGATTATAGTTGAAGTTTTGTGGAAGTGGTTGTGGTGGAAGCTGATTTTGTTGTAGTTGTGAATTCTGTTTTAGCAACATCTGTACTGTATTCTGCCAAGCTGCTAGCGCTTGTTCATACATAATCTGCTCTGGTGGTTTCTCAAATGGTGTAAGATCTGCTCCACGAGTTTTCATAAGATATGAAAACATTGGAGCTATATTGTAGGCTGAACCAATCTGAGGAGATGAGCCAATAGCTTGAAGAGCTACTGCAAACTCTTCTCCACTGATAATTTTTTCAGCAGGCACTAGACCATCTGAAACTTTAAATGCCATTACAGCTTGCCTCAATTTTACAGGATCTACTTCTATGAGAGTTTTCTTATTTCTGTCGAGAAGAGTAGATTGAGGCTGATACTGTAGAATGTTGATCTTAAGAATCTCCTTAATTGGAGACATTGTTTGATCTTCAATCAACATTGCTGTCATTTGATCACGAGCACTAGCGTTACCCATGATATCTTGAAATTCAAACTTAGTTCTATTTCCTTTAGTGAACTGTCCCTGCTTTGCACGATTCTGACCATTAGCATAATCAGCCATCTGCATTACAAGTTGCATTTCAGCCGTATTATTTACACTCTGGTCATCTTTGAATGGAATTGAGAAATAAACTTCAGAAAGTGGTTGACCATATGCAGCTGGACGAACTGGAATCTTCGCAGCTGGATTGTCTGAATTAATATCTGAAGCTGCAACTCGCGAAGGATCGTAAATACCACGATCAGATACAGCACGTCTACGAGCTGCCATATTAGCAGTCATAAGACTTGTAGCTACATTCTGATAAGGAGTTGCATTACTAGCTATACTCTTATCTTGATAACCCAATCCATTCTCAGAAGGTTGTCCGAAAATAATTGGAAGATAATTGTGCGCATTAGTCATACGTTGCGCTACAATCAGTACCTGTCTATTGATTATAACAAATTTCCAAATCTGGGGAGTATTTGGTTGAGGAACTCGAAGACCGAAATCAGAAGGAATAATACGACCATACAGAACTGCTCGTTCGTAGACGTTTGAATAATTAATCTTGTTTGGAGTGGTACTTTGAGAAAGTTGTGCCCATGCCATCCAATCAGTTGTTTTTAAATATGAATCATTTTCAACTAGAGCATCTGGATTCAGAGGAGGAATATAGTATCCTGAATATCCTGAACTATTTGTACCTCCAGCCCATACTGATTCAAATGCAGCTTTCAAATTCTGCACTTGTTTTATCGGTATAGACTCAACGTACTGTTTGAGTTCAGTACGAGATACAATATCTACATAACCAGCAAACTCTCCACGAGTGTGAACCTCTGGAAGATTATAACGAGTGTCCCAAATAAGATTATATGGATCACGTCTACGAATTACATTGCCTTGCCAAATATCTGCTCTAGCTTTACCTTCCGCGCCAATCACAGTTTCAATCAGTGGAGTAGTAATAGATTCCCATGCTACTTCTAGAGCAAAGAGATTGTATTTGAATCCATCACGAAAAGCTAACATAAAATTACGAATCCAAGAACCTCGGATAGATTGGTCAGCAATAATTGCTTCCAGAGCTAATGCTTGGTCTATGAATGCAGGAGCAGCTACAACACCAAAAATAGGAATTCCAGTAAGAAATACAGAAGCTTGATAGGAGACGGCAGTTTCTACTTGTGGCATTACTACTGGAATTATTGGATTCCTAAGTTTTGTAGGATCATACTGATGTAAATTCCTAGTCTTCGCGCGCTGTTCTTCTTTTGTAAAATCAACTTCTCGCAAATACTGTCTGTCAATGATTTCCATCATTTGACGAATCTGAAACTGTTGATTCATCTGATTAGAACATTGCTGAAAAAATTCTATCACACCATCACAGGCTGGTTGTGACAGAAGAAGAGGAATTTGTTGAGTAGCTGCCATTATTTTACTTTTGTTGTGTTGTATCTGTTTCAAATCTACGAGAATAGTGGTTCAAGAGATCTTGTAATGCTTTCTCTTGATTCTTCTTCTTCACAGCATTAACTCCAAGAGATCCTACACCACCAGTACCTTCTGGAGCTGTTACTGCCATGTAATCTTCTACAGAGAGATCTTTTACAGTCTTAAGTCGCTGTTCCAGATCTTTCACAATAGTAGGATCTTTCGGATCCAGTGCTAGTCTTGCTGCTTGGGAATCATAATAGACTCCTTGGACTGCTTCAGACATAAAATTAACAACATCTAAAGCTTTTTTACGAGCAGCATCTATTGAATTTTGCAATTCCATTATTAACTCCTAGTAGGAGCGAACATTGAATGAACTTCTTTTTATATACGAAAACTTACGTTTGGATGATTTTGTAGGAATAGGTAATGCATCTCTTGTAGGTGCAAGAGGAGAAGTCATATAGTCAACAACATCAGTAGCTTTATTTACTGGAGGAACTAATGGGGGAGCATCTGAAGCAACAGCAGTTTGAGGAGCTGGAGTATAGACTTGCATCAATGTTGATACATCTACAGTTGTCGGCGTTGACGGAACATCTATAAGATCTTTATCAACTGGAGGTGTCATAGTTTAGAATGCTACATTCTCAAGTTCATCATATACATGAATAGCTCCTAATGTTTGATCCATTAGAAGTCCCTGTGCTGCAACATACTGTCCATTTTCAGCAAGTACTTTAGGAGCATATGCAAGAAGATCTAATATTCCATCAACATTATCACGACGTAGAGGAGAAAACTGTGTTGCTTGTAGAACTACTTGAGACAAATACTTAGGATGCACATACAATTCTCCTTTTGCCCAAGACTTAAACATACCAAGAATTCTAGAAATCTTAGAGGCAGAACCAGAGAAAACTTCTACGAATGTAAATCCTGTAAGTCCTAGTTGCATACACATAAAACGTGACCAATATGCAAGAGTTGCTTGATATGCTGTTGCTTCAATAGCAATAAGTCTACAATTATGTTGTAAACCTAGTGTGAGCGCTTTTCTAATGGTTTCACCGGGAGAAAAACGTTCTTCATAAAGAGCCATAAGACAAGGAATACCATCAAAAACTTCAAAGTAACCGATAGCAACAGCGTCTCCATGTATTTTCCCTGAGGCTGGATCAATAATTATGAAATTTCCACCTGAAATATCACCTTCTGAATATGGATACTGAGGTAATTTTGAGACATCTAAGAGATTATTTACTGCAGCAGATTCGTCATTGAGAACTTCTGCGTAGAAAATCTCTGGATGACCTGAATGTACGTCAGTTTCAAACTCATCTAATAGCTGATCTACAGGGTGTAATTCTTCCCAAAGAGAAGAACCATCATTAAGAATGCCTCCAACTATGAATTTAGTCCACTCGGGATTCGCTTTTAGTTTTCGTAGTATCGACCAACGTGTAGGATACATATTTGCTACGAATATGAAGATACAACCAAAGGGTGATTTGGTCTTCATAGCAGTACCAATCATCCACTTTTCTAATTTATCTGATTCTAATTGAGAATCTGCTTGTTCTCGTGTCTGAATATCCTCAAAAATCATTACATCTGGACGTTCATGCTTTAAAACAATACCACGAATAGCAGTTCCTGCTCCTGCAGCTCTCAAAAGAATGTTACGTCCGCGAAATCCGAATTTTTTCAATGCTTGAGTATCCTTTTCCATTCCCAAGCGCCAATCGCCAAAAACTTTTTTAATATTATCATTATCTAACATATCTGCTACGTCTGCAAGGATATTTTCAGCTAGATCTGAAGACGCAGAAATGATAAGAATGAATTTTTTCTTCGTAAAAAGTATGCAAAAAAGCATAAAAAGCTTTACAACCGTAGTTTTTCCAAATCCGCGAGGTAAACCTAGTGCAAGTTTTGGAAACGAACGGATCTGTGTGACCCAATGGATTAACCATAGCCACACCGATATAAATATGGGAGGAAAGAAATACTTAAAATGATCAGGAATAGCAAGTCCTGCAAGAAAATTGAGGTCTTGCTTAGCAATTTCCTGTACTTGGGAAGTTTCAATTGCTACTTCTTGTGTATCCGCTTCCGACAGTGACAACTTCTTGCTCCTCTATACGTTGTTGCATCGAAAGTAGCAGTTCTCGTGCTTTCCTCTTGTTGCGAGCCAATTCCGCCTCTCGTGCCTCAGAGGTTATGGATTGGATCAACTGCAGGTCTTCCACGAGTTTCAACTCTTTTTTGCTCACTGCTACCATGATGTTGTCGTTCTCTTTTCTGAGAAAGCTCCTGTACTTTTGATGATTGTATAGTAAGTAATGTTTGAGATCCAGCTTCGATAACTTGATTATTGATATCACGTGTGAATCTATTTATAACTTGCACTGGTATAGTAAGATTAACAATTGGCTGTGATGTATGAATAGTTTCTGGGGATGCTTGTCCGCGCCGTTTCTGTCCATTTATAACTTGTAATGCTTTCAGAATCTCCATAGGACGAGTAAGAAGTGGAGACATCTCTTTGAATTGTACTAACAATGAGTCTTCAACCTCGTCATATGTAGAGTCCCGGGCATTGTGTTTCTGGAGACTCTTAAATTTAAGTTCTGTAACTTGTTTAGAAAACTGTTCATCAGAAAGTAATTGAGAAATCCGTGCTTGTGAGACTCCAAGAGCTGATGCAACTACTGAAGCCTCTACACCAGAACCAAGAAGTTCTAGCGCACGTGATTCCATCGAAGTCATTTGCAGCATCTCACTGACCCAAGAAAAGAGTAGTGTCTAGTATGTCTTGAAAGATATAGGAATT